CCTTGGCTCTTGATAATAATTCTACTATTTCAGCAGGAAGCAGTTTAAAATATCTTTTTCCTCACGTTTCTAGTACGATTAATGCTAACGAATCAACTTATCAAGAAGGAAGTGGTTCACAGAAACTTTTGGTAGCCTATACTTCTGATAAAGGTGAAGACAACGTTATTCAGCATTTCACTAATGACGATGAGTTTATTGCTAAAACTGGTAATCCGAACCTTAAATTGCACGGACAAGCGGCTTATAATGTCGTTAACTGGTTACAATCTGGCGGTGAGGTCTATGGACTTCGTGTAATGCCTGATGATGCTGGTTATGCACATGCCTTTTTAAACATTCTTACTAAAATTGAAAGTAAGAATGTTCTTGATAAAGACGGAAAGCTTGCAACAATGCCTAACGTTATTCTAAAACCAGCTATTGCTTACACAAATGTAAATAACACAAGTGTTGATTTACTTGCTTACGAACTTTCAAAAGACCGTAGCAATGAAATCACAATTGACGGATTTGAAAACCATATGTTATTCACTGTGTTCCCAACAGGACGTGGTTCTAGCTATAACAACTTAGGATTCCGTTTATCATTAAATGCTACATTTGATGACACATACGACTTCCGTGTATATAATTTAGAAGTAATCAAATTCGACGAATTCGATACTGCTAATATCGTAGAAGGTCCATTCTATGTTTCATTATCTCCAGATGCTTTGTCATCTAATAATGAAAGTATGTTCATTGAGGACGTAGTTAACAAATATTCAACTAACCTTCGTATGATTTTCAACGAAGAAGCATTTGCTCGTTTAGCTTATAAAATTAACCCACATGTAAACCCAATGAAGTTAGACCTACTTTCTGGTATCTCTCGTGTATCTGGTGATGAAATCGATGGTTTCTATTCAACAGTAACTCAAAAATTCGAAGATACTCATATCACTTTACAACGATATGATGCGGCTGGTAGTCCTCTAACTGACTCTGAAGGTAACACATTGCTTAATATTGTTGATACTTCAAACTTAATTGAGCAATCAATTCTTATTGCTGATAATACTTATCGCCAAAAGATTTACCAACGTTACCAACAACAAATTGAAGATATGAAGGAAATCTTTAACGGATTCTCTAATAATAACTTCCCAACACTAGTGGAGAAACTTTTAGTAACAGAGGACGGTATTACGCAAACAGGTGGAGAGTTAACTGCTATGTCACTTAACCTTGTCACTTATAAGCAAAATATTGAAAACCTTGTAAATGTATTCAACACTAGCTTATTAGATTCTGACTTCAACCGAATTGTTAATGAAAACATCTTAGTTGAACAAGCTGTTAACCAAACATTAGGAATGATTTCTAAGTTAGTAGCTTACAACAAGTCAATTGAGTCTAATTCATCTATCCTTGATGTTGAAGAACTTTTAAATGCTACTTATAATAAGTTGAACTTAAAAGAAATCATTGACATCAAAGCAGTATCTAAGAAAGATGACGCTAACAACTTGTCTAACACTATTGTTGGACTTAAAGCTTCTGGTGATGCAAACGCTCAAGTAGAAGCATTAGTAGAAATCTTAACAGATACTAAAGCACTTATTGATTACTTGTCTCTAGTTGTTACTGAAAACGATTTATCTACTACACAGTTAAACGTTATCGTTGACACTTATAACTTTGTAATTGACCGTTTCAATGCATTACACGACCCATTCTTATCAGATAAAGCTATTCAAGACTTATTGGTAATTATCTTCCAAGAACTTGACGCATTAGTTGCTAGCATCTATATGCAAATTAGCTTAGTAATCGTTAACCTTGATTTAATTATCATTGATGACATTATTTCTGATAAAATTGCTGATTTAATCTCTCGTTTAACTGCTATCACTTATGTAAACACTCGTTTATATGAAGAAAAAGTAGTTACAACTGAAGGTCGAAACATCTTAATGGCTTCTGTACGCTCTAATATTGAAAACACTTCTGCTATTACAGCAGTAATGAAATCAATTGTGTACACAACTCAATTACAAGATTTCAACTCACCTGTTCGTTTCCTTAACGGTAATGATGGTAGTTTATCAGTAGATAATGAAAAATTACGCTACAAAACTATGACTCAATTACTAGCTAAAGCTTATACAGGTTTAATTGATGAGTCTATTACAGACCGTAAACAAACTCCTTACCAATATATCCTTGATGCTAACTATCCAATTGATGTTAAAAACTCAATCGTTACGTTAACTCGTGATATTCGTAAAGACGTATTCTACTATGCTGATACAGGCTTTAAGTCTAGTCAACAATCTACAGTAGAATGGAGAACTTCTGAATTCAGTGCTATGACACAATTCATGGGTATCTACGGTCAAGACTTCGTTGTATACGACATGTTCAATGGTCGTGATATCCGAGTTACAGCTACATACTTTATCTCTAAGATGTTACCATCTCATGCTGATACGTATGGTATGCAATATCCAATGGCTGGTAATACTCGTGGTATTGTTGATGGATTCAAAGCTATCAGCTTCATTCCAAACAATGCTTATAAAGACCAATTCTACCGTAAGCAAATCAACTATGTTGAATCTGACCCTAAACGTACTCGTTTCGGTAGCCAGTTAACTGCTAGTACTAAAAATACTCCGTTATCGAACATCAATAACGTGTTAACTGCTTTAGATATCAAACGTAATGTTGAAGATATGGCAGAAGACTATCAATTCGAGTTCGAGGATGACGAAACAATTCGTACATTCGAATACAATCTTAACACTTACCTTGAATCTTATATCACTAGTCGTAGCGTAGCAGAAATCTCGGCTTCAGTTTATGCATCAGACTACGATAAGCAACAAGGTATCCTACGTGTGTTAATTTCAGTGAAATTTCACGGTGTTATTGAACGTATCGTAATCTCAATTGACGTAGTAAAATAATAAAATTATAGTGTAGGGGATAATTCCTCTACACTATTCTATATGAAATTTAAAAAGAAAGGTGATACCATTCTATGATTAAATCAGGTACTTCAATTAACGTTTTTAATACTACTGCTGCTTCGAATGCATCATTCTTCACTGGTAGTCTTAACCTTAAAGAATTGGCATTTGACCCATTAGTAACTGGTTACGCTTTCATTATCTGGACTAAGATTCCATCATGGGTAGAAAAAGAGTATCCTCAATTCAAGAAGTTTACTCAACGTAACTTCAAAGGCTTCAGTGGTCTAGAAGATATGGAACTTCAAACACAATCATACCAATATGGTTTTAATAATAACGATTACAACGTTGCCGCTGGTATTACTAAAAATAATACTGAATTCACAATGCGACACCAAGAATATTCTGGTAATCCAATCAAGAACATGTACCAATTATGGGTATCTGGTATTGCGGATACAGAAACAGGTATTGCACCGTATGCGGCTATGTATGGTCTAGACTATGCGGCTAAAAACCATACTGGTGAGTTAATGTATATTGTAACTCGTCCTGATGCTAATAACGTAACTAAAAAGAATATCGAATTTGCGGCTTACTATACTAACGTAATGCCAAAACGTATTCCTATTTCTCACTTTGAATACACTCAAGGTGAACACAACCTTGTAGAACTTGAAATTCCATTCACTGGTAATATGCACTTATCTGCTCGTGTAGATAAATACGCTAAAACGTTACTATCTCAACACGGTTATGCATTCGTACCAGAAGGTCTATTCAATCCACAGTCTGCTACTCGTGGTGGCGGTGGTAGTATCACATTCCAAGATACTCAAGGCTTCTCAGAATAAAATAATAACAATAACACTATACTTTTTCGGTATAGTGTTATTGTTTTTTAATTACCAACTATAGTCTACGTAGATACCATCATTTTCTTCTGGAAGTCCTAATAGGATATTTAATTCCTTAAAGTACTCTCGGAATTCCATATCAAGTTCTTTATAAGTATTACTATGTTTATAATAATCAAAACCTAGATACTGATAAGTACCACTTGATAGACCGTATTCATCAATATAATTCTCTAGTACATAA